TGGTGTCCAAACCATTGTTGCTCCTGGTACAATTTCGTTCCACGTTATAATTCCCGGTTCACCTGTTCTTAAAGTCATAGCAGTAGCCGGTGCTGATATGCTCGCAGTTCCAACAATACTAACAGATCCACTACTTATAATCAAGTTGTTTCCAGATGCTGTAACATTCGCATTTGCTGATACTGTAACGGTCCCCGTTCCTAAAACAAGTGGTGTTTTAGGTGCTTCAAGATTCGCTGTACCAACTATTGTTACTGTTCCAATACCAAGTGTTAATGGATTGCCGGTTACATTTTCAGTAACAGCATCTGCTGTAATATTAGGATTACCTATACTAGCAACTAAATTATTACCTGTTGCTATAATTGTTACTGTGTTATCTGCTCCTACTTGAGATATAGGAAGTTGTGATATTGCGTCAAAACCTAAATTCATAAATGTCCTTAAAAGGAGACAGGGGGTATGTGGTGGTGCCCTGCCTCCATCTAAGGATTATATCATCGTTTAAACCAAGGGGGAAGTCCTAAATGTGGACGTTTGTCAAACATATTTTTGTTTGCCCCTGGAGTTTTACGATTGTTATAATGCAGAAAAACTTGTACACATTCTTTGCCTTTGAATTTTTCTCTCCAATGTTCTAACTCACAGCCAGAATAAACCAGCATATCTCCTTGTTTTAAATCCACTTTAACACCTTTTTTGCCTATCTCTCCGGAAGGCTCCAGGTATATTGGCCACTCATCACCACCTAAATTCATAGTAGTTGATATCTCACAACTAAATCTATCTTTGTGTCTTTTTAACTCGTCACCTTTTTTATATATTCTTGCATATGTATAAGCAGGATATAATTTTAAACCTGTTGCTTTTTCCATACTTGGTTGACATTTAAGTAATAATGTTTCCATAGCTATATTAGAATAATGACTATAAGTATTTGGTATCTGTCCCTCTGGTTCTTCATAGTATCCAAGTATTTGTTCAAAAGGTGAAAAGTATCTAGCAGCTTTACAAGTATCATAAACTTGTTTTTGCATTCTAAAATAGTTTGCAATAAACGTTGCAAGATCTTTAGATATTGCTTGACGGATAACTGTATATTTTTTCTTTTTAAACATCTTTAGCCATCTCTTTAGGAATAGCCTGTATATTCCAATGTATAAATCTAAATGGTTCAATACCAAAATCTACTGCATATTCGTGTTCTAAATAACCTGGAAATATAATTAATGTTCCTGGTTTAGGTCTTAAGTGAAATTGTTCGTGACCTGGCCACACACCTTTTAAGTCTGGTTTCATTTTTAATTTTGTACACCTTGCACCAGTTTTTGGTTCGTGAAATATAGGATAAGAAGTTTTATCACTACACTTTAAAAAATAAAAACCTGATACGTGTTGATTCCAATGTATATGTGCGGAATGATGACCACCACCTTTTTTAGAAAACTCTTGTACCCATAATTCGGAAAACATAGTTGT